TGACATCATGCTTTGTTTTTTAGGCTTGATTTCAATAAGTTCAGCTATCATTTGTCCCGACTTGTTCATATACGTTATTAAGAAATCAGGAACGTAATGGGTATTCTTGCCTGTTAAGGGATTGCGATATGGAATCTGTATAGCTTCACTGGCCCATTGCAGTATGTGGTCATTGTGATCACAGAATTTCATAAAGGTCAACTCCCACCCGGAACGGTATCTGGGTTCTCGTTTACCTACATATTTGTGTGCGTTGTGTACTTTGTATATGCCTTGAGCGTACTTTCTCATGATGCTACATTGCGTGCAGTATAGACGTTAGGAGTAGGCGTAGCATTAACTCCTAAAAGTGTGCTGGTGCTGCGCATTCCATTAAGGAAGTATGCCATAACAATCGATACTTGAACGGCATTTTGTCCCTCTACTTGTTGAAGTAATATCTGCACTGGAATTCCAGTTTCAGCAGATATTCTAAAAAATGTCGTGGTCATATTTTTTGCTGCCTGTGGATCTAAAAAAACCGAAGCAAAAAAACTATTAACAACATCGTATTCTGTAGGACTTACGTTAACACTGAATCCGTAGAAATCATCAAATACCTGTACAGAGGTGCCGAGTTGAGGATTAATATTATTAACGCTGCCCATATTATTGACCTGTAGTTAGATTATTAAGATTAAATGTTTGTGTATTAATAATACCCGACGGATTGCCAGTTAACGAAGGAACAATCGAACTTGGAGTAGGAATTAATATGCTGCTTCCGCCTCCATTGGGTTGTGCTCTTAATTGTCCTGACAAGGCATTCTGTAACTGTGCGGTCAATCCAGAATAAGTTGTTGGACTTGGAAAAGGTGCTAATACATTATTATTATTAACATTATAAGCTACGTCAGCTTGTTGTACTCCACCTACACTGTTAACAGTAGTAGTAGCTTGTGTATCTCCGATAATACCAGCACCGGCATTGATATACTGCCCAGTTTGACTAACATAGCTTGAACGACCATTTGGAGTCATATACGGACTTGGTGTTTGATCATACAATCCGGGGGGAGCAAATCCTTGAACATTGGCATCAGGGCGAACGTCGCCAATTACGCCTTCGTAATACTTGACTGCTTCGTACTCAATACTCATTGAGTTTTGCATAATACCGCCGTCTTCGCTGTAGTTATAAGCATCGTGATGCCATTCTGATATTAAAGGATTAATCAGCGTATATTGAACAAACTTATGCTGATTAAATCCATATATAGTGATATCTCTAAAGAACGCCGGTTTACCGTTGCTTGAACTGTTATTGTCTGTATACGATTCGCCCGAATAGCCCCAATCGTTTACAAATCGATCGTTGGCATAGATGTCTCTATTGCTATAATCAAAGCCCGCAGAACGACTTGGATTCTGTCCATTGGTACCGTTTTGATTAGTAGAATTTCCGTATTTTTGAGAAGGATCTTTGTAGTAATATGAATAATAATTATACCATAAGTCACGAATATAGTTAGTACTATCGTCGTGCATTTCTATCTGTACAGGTGTATAATTAATTTTCTTTTGTATTACACGCTTACGATTATATTGATTTAAGGTTTCAGTTTCTAATTTAAATTGAGGCAACTGTATGGTTTTAACCAACATGCCGATAGTTGCTAAATCTTGAGTGGTATATTTGATTAAATTAGTTACATCTGTGTTTAAGTTAAAATAACAATGAAATGCAAACTTAACACGCGGAACACCATTGAGGTTTCCAGCACTGGCACCAAACAGTCTTTCCGCGTGTTTATAATCTCTTAATATAACATTACTGGTATTATTAAGAGTAGTTGTTCCATTGTTTGCCATCGGCTATTAATTATTAACCAGCGCCGCTGACATCGGCACCAAATACAGCACCACTACCTGTTCCAATAACGGCTGTTGCAGCAATACCGCCACCTGCAGCAGCAATCGGAGCAGCAGATGTAGCAACACCAGAACCATCTAATGTTGTAGTATTATAACCAGCAACAATCGGAGCACCATCTGGACCAGTAACTTGCATAGCATTATCAAAGCGTAATGTTAAAGCAATAGTAGCTACTTCGCTTGAAGCATAGTTCATGTCGTTGTAATTAGCAGATTGTATAAAGCAACCATACATTTCCCAAGTTTCTAATACGCCGCCGTTGGCCTGTTGATTAGCATAAGCACCGTTAGCACCGTCAAGAACTTCAAGACGTGTAGTAAACTTATAATCACCACCTGCAGCAGCACTGGCTTGTTCAAAGAAGTCCAACTGACGTTGTAATTGAGCTGCAATAGCTGTTGTAACTGTGCCGCTTGCATCATCACGCAAGTTAACAGTAATATCTTCCCAGCTGTGCTTACCGGCCAATTTAATCTTTGAGTTATATACATCAATAGTAATATCTTCAAAGCTCACGCTTGGTCGAGTAAAATCCATAACTTGTTTAGTCATTTCCAAAACTAAACCGCCGCCAGGACCGAAATTAGTAAAAGTTACGCGGAAGCGATATTTCAGCTTCGGCATTAAAAGGCCTTGAGTTAAACTATCTCCAGGCAATGGAACAGTCATTTTTGAAAGTGATCCGACAGCCATATTATTCTCCTATATGCAATTATTTATGATATCTCTGACCAAAAAAATAGGGGGTTTGACCCCCTATTTTCTATTACTAAATGCTTATACTGACAATGGAGCACCACCAGAAGCAATAGCACCTGTATTCATAATACGAACTGGAATATAGATGAATTCAACTGCTTTAACTGGCTCAATTGCAATATCAACCCACAGCTCGTTATTATCAATACGTGCTGGTGTGTTGTTTGAGCTATCGCAAACTACCAAGTAGTCATACAATCCACGTTTAGCAACAAGGTCAATCATCATACTTGTAACATCGTTAGTGATCTGATTACGTGTTGTTTGATCGTTTGGTTCAAATACATAATTCTTACCAATTGTAATCAAACGAGCACGGATATAAGCAACTAAACGAGCTACGTTGATACGATCCAATGCACTTGTTACAGCACTAATAGTCTTGTTACCGTAGTTGGTTAAACCTGTTCCAGGAATGTATGTGATTGGATTAATGTTGTTTGTATACAATATATCACGCACAACTTGACCCGTTGCTGTTGTTACGAATGCACCTGTTTGTGCATTAACATAACCAATTGCTGTAGCATTGTCAACCAGACCACGACGTGTACCAGCTGGTGCTAACCATGGATATGCAATTTCGTCGCTACGGATGATTGTACGCAACATCATATGGCTTGGTGGTTGTACAACAATAGTGCCGCTTAGATCTGTTGTTTGGCAGCTTGGATAGAATACACCAGTATATGGATCAGAGATTGTCAAGCCATCTGCTGCATAATTGCCTAGGCCGTTAGCATCTGTTACCCAATCAGCGATGCTTGCTGAATCAGGTCCCATACGCAATGGAGTATCGCCAACTACAAATGCTGTATTGCTGCGTTCGTTGTTTAATGCAATCATGTTGGGAATCAGTTCTGGATACTGAGGGCAAGCAATTAAGTTGAATACGTTTTGTTCTTCACGTAATACTTGCTGAGTATCAATCGCTGATTTTAGTGCTGCAACAATTAAACTACGTTGTGCAAAACGTCCCATGTATGGAGCACCGTCGGCACGTTTGCCACTTGCAGTTACCCAAGCATTAGTTTGTAATTCAGCCCAATATGTAGTATTTGTTGGTATGTGTCCTGCCGCAGTTGAGCCGATGTAAACATAGATAACTCCGTTGTACAATACTGTTTCATTTGCAGAATAAGTTGTTGTAGGATCGTAGTAAGGAACTGAAAACGTTGCAGCGTTGAAATAACCTGCTTGGAATTCCTTAACGTTATATCCAGAACGACGTGTATTCCATAATAGTGTACCGTCGGCGTATAGATCTGGACTTGGTGCATCAAGATCTAAATAGTTACTAATCAACAAACTTTGAATAGTTGGATAGTTATCTGCAATTGGGTCTGTTGTGCCATTGGGTGCCCAACGTGCATCTTCGAAAATAACACCATTTATTGTTGTGTGGTCTGTATTATCAATTGCAACCCACTGATCAACACCATTGACATTTTCCCAACGGTTAATCACCGGATATAATTCTAAATCGCTCGAATCAATCCATAAATCGCCATAAGCCAATGTTCCACCGGTACTTTGTGTTATCGGAGCTGTCACACTAATTTGTGGTCCGTTAGCATCTGTTAATGTTAAATTATAACCGCGCACATCTGGGTTAACTGTACGGTAACCAGACCATGCTCCATTGTTTTGAATCATGATGTCGACTTGGTTAACAGCCGAATAGTACCATGGAGTTCCGCTTGCTGGATTTTGATCAGGTGCTATTGGGCTAGCAATGTAGCTTAATTGGACCCAATTTGATAATAACAATCCACCTGTTGCACTTGTAGAAGTAGGAACAGCACGTACCTGTTCAAGGGCTGTTGTAAATCCAGCTGCTGCCAGCGGATTTCCGGAACCATCAACCAGACTAATTACTCCACCTAGGCTTTGTGTAAACACAATAGCACCGTTAGGAGCTACACTTGCACTCACATTGGGAATGTTAGCAGCCGAAACAGCAGCTACAAAATCAGCCGGTGTACCAGTGCCACCAATGGTTACTGTAACAGGGCTAGTAAGACTTGTGCTATTTGCTTGACTTGTTGCAATAGTAAATGCATTACCGGAAGCAAATGTTGGATCTGCTGTAGCACCAGTAACGATTGTAGAACCTGTTGCTAAACGTTCTAATATAGTTAATGTAGCAGTATTATTAAAATATGGTGACACATACTGTGGAGAAGAATTATATTCTGCGTATAATGTTCCTACAGCAATACTTTTGCCGCCACCGGCTGGATCTAAATCAGCATTGGCACTTTGGTCATCTGAATAAAGTGGTACTATGCTAGTAATCCAAGTAGCAAGAGAACTGTTATAAACCTTAACAATAATTTCAGAACCTTGATTAGGAACAGTTGTTTGAATCCAAACAGACCCAGTAGGAGCTGGCTGTGAATCAGTTGTTCTCCAACGTGGAACCGTGTAGTTAGGTGTTTGATCTAATTGCGGAGTTTGATATGTTTGTACTGTAACACCCAATGTAGTTGCTAAGCCGGCAGTTGTTGATGCACCAATTACTACTTCGCCTGTATGAGTATTAGCTGCTTCAGAAGCAGTAATAACAAGACGGTTGCTTGAATCTGCAGAAGCAATAATACCAGCAATTGAGTGTCCATTGATAACACCTACTAAACCAGCTAATGTATTATTTGGGCTTGCAGGTACAGCACAGTTAGTTCCGTTGATTTCAAGAACATCGCTTGCAGTCAGGGCCTGGCCGGTAATAGTATTTGTACCTTGTACAGTTGGCCATGATTCTTTCCAAAGATCAGAACCAACTAATACCCAACTGTTGCTAGAATTTTTATAATATATAGGATTATTAGCATTAGTTGCAACAACAGCATAATTTCCGATTGAACCAACACTGGCTGCTGGTGCACTACCGGTTAATTCAGTTGTGCTAGTAATAACAATAGGAGTTTGCACAGTAAATGCACTTGTAGTTTGATTCCACTCAGAAATCCCCCACATACTTTCTGAAGTGTCTAACCAGTATGTACCGTTGTTAGGTACTCCGGTTGGGCGAACCAAAGTAGCAGTTAATGTGCTTAGATCGATATTAGCACGTTGTACATAAGCACGATTACTAATTCCTAAAACTGAATTAGCAGCTAGTAGACCGTATTCGTTTAGTTCGTATCCGTTGATAGCTGCGCCGTCGGATGTTTTGTAGAAAAATGGATTGCCGAATGTAGCAGCTAAATCACGTTGGCTTGTGATTAAATAAACTGTGTCTGCATTGGCAGCAATAGTACCTGGAGCTACACCTGTACCAGTACCGGAAATTTTATTCTGTGCTGTAGCAATAAGAATAAACGGCACCGAATTGGTAGCTGCAGGAAGATAATTTGATTGGTCGATAACGGTGACTTCTACGCCGGGTGATACTAGTGTCATAAGGAAAGTCCTTTTAAATTGGTTAATGATATTTATTGATTTAATCAAAAACCACTCCGTTATAGGTACCTTAATTAAGGTTCGTATCGCTAAATACCGCTATGCGTCCTTTATGTCAAGTTTGTGGTAGAAATTTTTCAGCAATTAATGGTTATCACCATGGAAAAATCTATTATAGATCCAAATGTAATAACTGTATTCGCCGAGGGAAAAAAATAAAACCAGCTAAACCAAGATGGTTGTTAGCTGGTTATAAAAAGAAAGCCACATGCGATCGATGTGGCTTCAAGTCAAAACATCACTCGCAACTATTAGTATATCATATCGATGGTAACCAAAATAATTGTGATATTTTAAACTTAAAAACTATATGCTTAAACTGCATTGCTGAAGTAAAATACTTAGAACTACCGTGGCGTCCGGGAGATATCAGTCCCGATTTTTAACTACGTAATCAACTTGACGATATAACTCATCCATAGTTCCGTGATTGTTTAAAGGTATATCAATTTCTCTGCCTACCAGTGCCCATTCGCTAAAGTGTACTTCAGGGTATTTTTCCTTCATAAATGCAGACCCATTGGTGTTATCCGACAACGCAGATTGAAACCATTCAGGAATTGGTCCTCTCTGTGTTCTGAGCATGATCCCTCCTGAATTTTTAATAGCATCAAGCTCATTGGGAAAACGTACATCGCTAATTACTACATTATCATTAATTTGTCGTAGTTTATTTTCAACACTAGCAATCCAGATATCGTCGTGAAATCCGTGTCTACAAACTTCAGTGCCCCAGTACTGTAAGACCCACCGAGGAGTTAACTGCGGCATGTTTAAGCGAGCTGCCCACCAGGGATCTACTTGCTCTCGCCATTCTCTTGATGCTTTAGTACGACCTTCTAGCATGGTACGATCCCATCCAAATACTGCGGCTACAGCATCTTTAAGAGTTCCTGCAAAACTTTCACGTCTAAATTCATGTACATTAACTAAATAGTCTGCTACAGTATCTTTGCCAGACCCAATAAATCCACAAATTCCAATAATCATGATAGTTCTTTAATTCCAAAGTGTCTAAGTGTTGCTTGTACCAGATCGATTTGCTTACGGCAATCCTCTAGTGCATGGTGTGTTGTCGGCGGCTTTGGACGGTCGGGCCAAATGCTGCATAATGTACGGCTATCACGCACCTTGAAGTATTGCCAAGGGATCGGCTTTCCATAACTTTTATAAGCGTGTTCTAGAATAGTACAGTCAAATGTAGGTCCTTGACACCATAAAAAATTACTGGTCCAAATAAGTTTACCCACCTCATCTAATGCCTGATCTAAAGGAATACGTCCATCCTCTGCAAATGCTTCTTCTCTAGCTACTGCAGGTTGAGTGGCCCACCAGTTTAATGTGCCTTCGTCAATGGTGCGTTCTTCTTGACTTTCTAAGGAAATTCTAGCGTAGTAATGTTGTGGATAGTATCCTGTGCTGAAAGGATCAAAAGATTGGGCAGCAACAGTTAGAATAGTAGCAGCAGGCGCCACTCCAATGGTTTCCAGGTCGATCATACAATCCATTTTTTTTTACTCAATTTAATAAATAATACAATAAGGAAAAACTTATGTTTATTGAAAACAAATATACTAAATGCTATTATAACATCATACATCGAGCACAGTCAAGGATTTTGAATCCATCAATTTATGTCGAAAAACATCATATTATACCCCGGAGCTTAGGCGGGGAAACGATAGCATTAATCTAATTAAACTGACAGGTAGAGAACATTTTATATGTCATTTACTCTTACCTAAAATGACTATCGGATCAGATAGAAGAAAAATGATCTATGCAATATGGATGATGTGTCGGGCTCACCGTTCTCGTCGATCTATATACAAAGTAACAGCAAGAACATATAATTCGATTAAAGAAGTCATGCGTAATAATCGAACAGCCGATGATTTTACCCCAGAATGGAAGGCAAAAATATCGGCCGCAAAGAAAGGTGGAAAAACTTGGAATAAAGGGCGGGCGGTTCCTGAAGAACAAAAATCCAGGCAATCTGCTACTAGGAAGAGCAAAACTGGGACTCCAGGATTTAATACAAGGCCGGCTTGTAGACCCGAAAAAGCCAAAGCGATCAGTGTTGCACTTACCGGCAAAAAATGGATTTATAACCCAAATACCCCAGCTGATCGGAAATACCTAGACCCTGACAAGTGTTTACATTATCTTTCGTTGGGATGGAAATTTGGTTTTGGAACACGACCGACTGTTGTCAAGAAAGAATGTACACATTGTAATAGATTTCTTGACCCAGGCAACTATCAGCTACACCACGGTGATAAATGTAGGTCAAGACATCTAGTTGAAGTTAGCCGAAATCAATCTATTATTGCAACATTCATAAAAGTTTTGAACCAATTCGCTAACGATATCGGTTCCGGATGAAAACCATCTTTGCTTATTTGGTTTAATTCTAAACTGTATTCATACGGTGCTACGTTAACAAACTTGGTCCAATCAACTAAAGAATTAAGGGGATTTGTTCTTACAATCTGACCACAACTTCTATTAATAGATCTGTCCGAATAATCAGCATCAATATCATAAATGAAACTCATTTGATATGGCATGTCTATTGATTGTAAGAAACCTTGTGTTTGTATTATGCTTTGCAAAGACAATGTTGTTAGATAATTTTCAGTCGATGAAACATATTGTTTATCAAACCAATTACGCAAAATTGTCGGACAGGGGTACGACATGCCAGACATGCCAAAACCACCGCTATGATACCAAATTACATCGTCTAATGGCATAAAAAACTTGTATAGATGTATTCCATCTTTGTCTTTGCTAAACGTATCATGCAGATCTTTTCCAATAGGAAAATCGAGCCTATGTACACCAGACCATACTACTATAACTTTACTATATTGATTTTGGCTACATTCGTGCAAAACTCTAGCAGCAATACTTTGATTGCCGGCACCATTTGATCCTTTAAGGATATTCCTATTAGGGTTGATTGTAAATTCTGTGGTTGTAGCTAAAGTTTCTACAAAGCTACAACCAACTATTAATGCAGGTAAATCCAAATTGATTAGCCTATGATCACGGTTAAAGGTTGAGATCCGTCGACATACAACTTTAAGTCTTCGATACATTTATCCATCATAGCTTGTCCTTCGCTCTTCATAGCTGTACCATTTAGGGTGCTGCCGCCTTGTGGTCCTGCCAGAGTGGAAAACTTTTCACGAGCTTCACCGATAATATACTTACTAGCACCAACCATGTAGTCTTTGATCCATTGACTGATTTGGAAATCACTTAATAGCATGATTTCAGGTTTTAAGTTGTATGTCCACAGCAGTACAACTTCTCCTGTACCTTTTGGATCACGGATTAGCTGTAGCTTTTTAGTAACCGGGTTGAATGTATAGTTGATAAATCCGCCGAACATGCGTGCAGCTAAATCAACATACTGTTGATAAAAATCGTATGTGGCTAGGCCGCCCTGATAGTTAAAGTTTAACAGATAGACGTTTAAAGTAGCTGCACCAAACGGATCAAATGCATATGTGCCAGAGCCGGTGCTAAGGCCAATTGTTTTTCTAAAGATTTGACGTACATTTACTACTTCCTGAGGTAGTGTATACTCGTTAACATCATTTAACAACTGCATAAAGCTGTAGCTTTCTTCGTAGGCATTTTGACTACGCTGACGATAAACACCGATTGCTCGTTGATAAGCAGCTTCGAAATGTGCAGGGTCCATTTCGACGTCAATGATTCCGCTACCTAACTGTAGCTGTACATATTCGATAAGTTGTTTTTTTAGTGGATCTAATGTTTGGTCTGCCATATGGAGCTCCTGATTCATTATTTATTATTATTTTTTTAGTATCGGGTGTATGATTCGATACTTGTGGGTTTCAGGACAAAACTTGCATTGTGGTATAACATTGTCTAAATCTCTGAAAAATTCTTCGTGGTATTCATCAAAATTTTCCAATGTTAAAGGACGATAGCTGTTTAATAAAACTCTATCTTTGTCGGAAATGTCTAAATCAAACTGCTCATCGAATTCAGGAAACAATGCTACAGGACCGCATTTATATAATTTTCCGTGTATGAAATGATAATTTTTATTTTGTACAAATGTGCAGGCAGAATGTGCTATATTAGGATCACTATTGTGTAAGGTATTCCGACCGTTTTTGTTAATTAGTGCACCGGTAGTAAACTCGTTCTGTATATAAAAATCTATTCTTACACGATTAGCATCGGTAAAACTGTAATCAGACCCAAATTCTGTGTTTCCGCGACCAACTGTTTTTGTTATAGGCGCTTGAAGAAATTTTTCTACCTCGGCTATGATTAGATCTATTTCATTGATATTGTGTATACTTACACCTATCCAGGATCTGACTTTTCTGATATCACGAACAGTATCGTAAAGACCACGAACTGAATTTAATCTGGTACCGTTGGTCAATATTTGTACTGATCCCGAATCAAACCCTTCCATACCTTTGATCCAGTTTACTAAAGTAGGATTTAATAAAGGTTCGCCGCCGAGTATAACAATCTGTTTTATTTTAATTAATTCTGCCCAGCGAGCGTATATGTCTGCGTAGTCGTCCCAAGACTGCCACCCACGAAAATTGTAATTGTTAAATCTATTACAATTATCGCAGGTTAGATTACAAACATTGGTAATGTAGAATTCGACTTTGTCAAGATGTATAGGCACGAAATATTTAGTAGGTTTTTAGGATCACCAAGTTATCATTACCACGTCCGTTAAACTTGACTTCAGTGGCCTTGATATCTTTAAATGCTTTACGTGCTGCTGGTTTGCCTACACTGGTAATAGATTTGATCTGTTCTAGAGGCTTACGTAAGGTTTTTTGTACGGTAGTCGCAGGATCAAATCCAACAATGCTAGATCCTTTGATAGAGAATGATCCTAAGTGTGAATCAGCTACGACGTGAATCAATTTACGTTTAGCAGAATCGTAAAGCCATGCTTCGCTGGCATTGACCAATTTGGTAGCAGGTTCGCTTTTAAGTTTAAGTTCTTCAAATTCTTTAAGATACTTGAATTTGGCTGCTACTTTTTCTGCAGGCACAGCTTTCTTGGCACGTGGTTTGCGTTCTACTTTCTTAATCTGTACATAGGTGTTACAATCGGCAATAACCTGTTCAGCAAACTTGATAAAGTTGCGTATTTGCAGTTTTCCAAAATGTCCGTACCCTTCCGCTAACTGCCCGTCTTTGCCCTCGGCAACTTCTTTAAGTTCCAATAATCGACGTTCCCATACTTCTTTAACGTGTCCAATCATCTGCGGAGCAACATTCATACTACGCAATAGACTAACAGGTTTATAGTCCGAAGACATTTTGCCACCGGCTATGATCATTTCGTCAAACATGCCTTCTAACTCGCCTGCCGCTTCAATCATACGTTCACGTAGGCGATCTTGAATATTGGGTTTAGCTACTACTGCTTTTTCAGCTACTTCGACCACTTCAGCGATCGATTTAGCAGATTCAAGTTGATTGGCAATGGTTTCTTCGACTCGTGCCGATTCTTTTTCAGTTAAAATAAGTCCCAACAGGTTAGCACGGCAAATCCAACCAATGGTCATTAGTGTAGCTGCGTCCGAAGTTTTGGACAAGGTAGTGGCTTCCTTGCTACGACCATTACGATTCAGCCAATCTACAATGCAATCTTTAGCTTCTTTTTTACTGTAGTAATAGTTGTACCAATTAAACATACGT